GTGGCGTACTCCGACCCGTCACTCACTGCGTTTTATCTCAACGCTCCGGTCACCAAGACCGCCAGCTTCACGCTGGGCGACGAGGAAAACTATGTGATCTGTAACGGTTCCGCTGCCAACGTCACGGTGACGTTGCCCAGCGGTTCTGATTACATCGGTCGGACCGTCACTATCAAAAATCTGTCTGGCACCTACACGGTGATCTCGGCGTCCTCGAACGTCAAACCGCTAGCATCAGGCACTGCGGGCACGGCCATTCTGGCTGCGACCGCCGGCAAGTTTGCGACGCTGGTTTGCGAAGACGGGACCAACTGGGTCATCATGGCGGCTGCCTAAACGGGCGGGGGCTTCGGCCCCCGTTTTCCTATGCCCATCATCTACATGAAGCACCCTGTTCACGGCGAGAAAGTAGCGATCGCCGAGTTGGAAGCAGAACAGGATGAACAAAACGGCTGGACACGCTATACTCTGGGTGAAGACCCTGACGGGGCCGTAGACAGCGCGCCAATCAACCAACTTGCGCGCCGAGGTCGTCGTCGCAAGGAGGTGGTCGATGGCGACTACAGCGGGTGACATCATCACGGGCGCTCTGCGCCTGATAGGTGTAGTGGCCGAGGGCGAATCGCCTTCGCCTGAGTCGGCAGCGGATGCGCTGTCGGCTATGAACCAGATGATTGAGTCATGGAATACCGAGCGTTTGTCGGTCTTCTCAACTCAAGATCAAATCTTTAGTTGGCCTGCAACAGAAATCAGCCGCACGATGGGGCCGACGGGTGATTTTGTCGGCAACCGGCCAATTCTGGTTGACGACGCGACGTACTTCAAAGACCCGTCCACCGGCGTGTCGTACGGCATCAAGCTCATCAATCAGCAGCAGTACGACGGGATTGCGCTGAAGACGGTGCGAAGTACCTACCCGCAGGTCATGTGGGTCAACATGACCTACCCTGACATTGAACTGTACATCTATCCAGTACCTACGCGGGTACTGGAGTTTCATTTCATTTCGGTGGAAGAGTTGGCCCAACCGGCAATTTTGGCGACGAACCTGACGTTCCCGCCAGGCTATCTGCGCGCGTTCCGGTACAACCTAGCTTGCGAGCTGGCGCCTGAGTTTGGCGTCGAGCCGTCTCGCCAGGTGCAGCGGATTGCCATGACGTCCAAGCGCAACCTGAAGCGCATCAACAATCCTGACGACATCATGTCGATCCCGTACAGCATCGTTGGCACGCGCCAGCGATACAATATCTTTGCGTCGAATTACTGATGAAATCCCCTATCCTCGGCGCCGCTTACGTTGCTCGCAGCATCAACGCTGCGGACAACCGGCTCATCAACATGTACCCGGAGTCTACGCCTGACGGCGGCAAGACTGCGGCGTACTTCCAACGCGTGCCGGGGATCACGAGCGAATTTAACTTCGGCGGCACCGGCAGCATTCGCGGCATGTGGGTTGCCAAAAACGTCCTGTACATCGTAGTTGGCTCGCGGTTCATTGCTTTAGCGGGCATCGGAACAAGCAGCTTTACCTACGCCACGATCAGTTCCAGCATATCTGGCACAGGTCCGGTCAGCATGGTGGACAACGGCACGCAAGTTTTTATTGCGACCAACCCAGACGGCTACATTTACAACATCGACACCACCGCGTTTGCAAAGATTGGCGACCCCGACTTCCCCGGCGCGGTGACGGTGGGCTACATCAACGGCTACTTTGTCTTCAACGAACCGAACAGCCAACGGGTGTGGGTAACTGAACTGTTTGATGGCAGCAGCATCGAGCCGTTGTCGTTTGCAAGCGCCGAGGCGTCGCCCGACAATGTGGTGTCGCTAATTGTTGACCACAAAGAGATCTGGATCTTTGGCAACAACTCGACTGAGGTCTGGTACGACGCCGGGCAGCCCGATTACCCGCTCGCCCCTATCCAAGGCGCGTTTCTTGAGACGGGCTGTTTGGCGCCTTACTCGGTCGCCAAGATGGACAACAGCGTCTTCTGGCTCGGCGCAGACGCTCGCGGCTTTGGCATGATCTACCGCGCACGGGGCTACCAACCGCAGCGCATCTCGACACACGCCATTGAGTACGCTATCCAGTCCTACGCCACCGTCTCAGACGCAATCGCGTACACGTACCAGCAAGACGGGCATTTGTTCTATGTGCTGACGTTTCCGACGGCCAACGCAACGTGGGTCTACGATGCAGCCACGCAGATGTGGCATCAGCGCGGTTATGTGTCGGACGCTACGGGCGTACTAAACAGGCACACTCCTACGTGCATGGCGACGATCGACGGCAAAATCTACGTTGGGCATGACACAGAGCCTAAAATTGGCTACTACAATTTTGCGTCGTCCATTGAGTTTAGCTCAGCCCGCACGCCCATTTGGTTGCGCTCGTGGCGAGCGTTGCCTACGGGCGAAAACACACTAAAACGCACCGCGCAACACAGCTTGCAGTTGGACTGCCAAGCCGGCACGTCCGATATACCGCTGCCGCTACAGCCCGCGCCTGGCGTGCAAGGCCCGCCGTGGGTAGTGTTGACATCAGACGGCACAATCTACAACGTCATAACACCTGTAGTGTTGCGCAGCAACGGATCGTCTGTGGTGTTTGCTGATCCGCAATTCAATCTGGGCCCCGCAAGCATCGCGTACAGCCCAGGGGCGCATCAAATCGCCAGCTTGCGATGGTCGGATGACGGCGGCCACACGTGGTCAAACACGCACGCCGCGTCGATGGGTTTTGAAGGTCAGACCGGCAAGCGCGTCATCTGGCGCCGGTTGGGCATGACGACTAAGCTGCGCGACCGAGTGTATGAGGTGAGCGGGTCTGGCCTTGGGCAAGTTGCCATCATGGGCGCTGAGTTGCTAGCGAGCGGCACCAATGCCTAATATCACGCGCATCCCCGCGCAACGGGTGCCGGTTACAGAAGGGCCGGACAACGTGATGCAGCGCGAGTGGTATCGCTTCTTCAACAACGCGTTCACGCTGCTGGGCCTTGGGCAAAACCAGTTCTCGCTGGAAGACGTGCAGACGATTCCGGCCATTCCGACACCGCAGTTGGCACAGACGCGCTACGGATCGTTCTACGACACCACGACGCAGACAGCGGCCGCGATCAATACGGCCTACGGCATGACGTTCGACTCGACCGCGTATACACGCGGTGTGACGATCGGCACGCCTACGTCACGTGTTTATGTAGACCGGCACGGCGTCTACAACATACAATTCTCCGCGCAGCTCGACAAGACGTCGGGAGGGACTGCTTTTGTCTACATCTGGTTCCGGTTCAACGGCGTAGATGAGCCCAACTCCGCTACACAGATCCGCATTCAGGGCAACAACGCAGAGACAGTCGCCGCGTGGAACTTTGTGCGCGAGATGAACGCGGGCGACTATTTTGAGATCATGTGGTCGGTTGATGACACCAACGTAATCTTGCTGGCGTCGCCTGCGGTAGCGCCTGTGCCCGCCATACCCTCGGTCATCTTGACCGTCACGAACAATATCTGAGGTCGAACATGGCTACGATTTCACCGACCCCAAAGTTGCAGTTTCTGGACGCTAATGGCAATCCGCTAGCCAGCGGGTTGCTATACACCTACTTTGCAGGCACTACGGTCCCTAAGACAACGTACACCACGGCTGCGCAAACAACTGCCAACACCAACCCGATTGTGCTGGACGCGAGAGGGGAGGCAAATGTTTGGCTGCTTGCAGGCGAAGCCTATAAGTTTGTGCTGCAAAACTCGTCTGGTGTGTTGCAGTACACGGTAGACCAGGTGACCGCTGCGGGGACGATGTCCACGCAGAACGCCAGCGACGTAGACATTACGGGCGGCACGATCAGCGGCGTGACGATCACAGGCCCGATTACGGGTGACGTGACGGGCAACTTGACGGGCGACGTCACAGGCAACCTGACGGGCAACGTGACCGGCGGGACGGTAGTTGCCGAGTCGTACAACGGCGGCCAGCTTGCGGGCTTGCGGAACAAGATCATCAACGGTGCGATTAACGTCAACCAACGTCGAACAATAGATACTGCTGCCGCTACTACTAGCGGCGTATCTACTAAAACAAATTCGCTTCAGTGCCCTGACCGATGGTCGTATGTATCTAACACGACGGCGGTTATGAACGTGTATCAAGCCACTGACGGGCCTAGCAGCGATCCAAATTTGCCCGCAAGCCTAAAGTTTGTGGTCACAACAGCGGACGCAGCCCCGGCAGCCGGAGAATACTTTTCTGCGGTTCAAACTATTGAAGGTTTAAACACCGCAGGTCTAATTGACAAAACTTTTACCATTTCGTTTTGGGTGAAATCTTCGGTTACTGGCGTTTACTCTCTGGCGCTATGGAGTGATGCGTGGGGCGCGGGGACGAACAAATCCTACGTGGCCGAATACAGCATTACTGCGGCAAACACTTGGGAGTACAAAACAGTTACGGTATTAAACGGGTTGCCCAGCACAACTAATTGGAATCCGACCTACTCTGTAATTGGCTTGTCTTTAGGCTGGTCGCTTTATTGCGGGTCTACCTATAGCACTTCGGCGACAAATTCTTGGATCTCTTCGCCGCTTCTTGCATCGACTAGCCAAGCCAATGCTGTAGCCACAAACGGAAATGTCTTTGCGTTGACGGGAGTGCAGGTGGAAGTTGGATCTACTGCTACGCCGTTTGAGCATCGTTCATTTGGGCTGGAGTACGATCTGTGTCTGCGGTACTACGAAAAATCTTTTCAGTACGGGCAGACCGCAGCGCAAAACGTAGGGACTACTGAAGGCGCCGCGTACGGCGTCGCCGCATTTGGTAACCAAACTTTTGCTGCCAACGTAACGTTCGCGGTGCCTAAATGCGCCACGCCAACTATCACGCTGTACGCCCCTGACGCTGCTTCGGCAAACTGGTCTACGAATACTACGACGCCTGTAGGCGCCGGCGTAAACATTGGGTTGCGTGGGTTTATTGCGCAAGGCACGGCGCCCACTACAGGCAGCAACACATACTCAATTCACTGGTCTGCCAACTCGGAACTGTGACATGCCCATCAACGCCAAGACCCTGGTCGAAGCCAAGTCGGTCGAGCAGGTCCAGACGACCCAGTACGTAGCAGCCGTTACGGCGGTCATCATCGACAAGATGACGGCTACCAATTACAGCGCGGCTGCGCGTACAATCAGCGTCAACCTGGTGCCGGCAGGGCAAGCAGCAGGCGACTCCAACTTGATCGTCAAGACCAAGACGCTCCAGCCGGCAGAGACGTACACGTTCCCCGAAATCGCAGGGCATATCTTGAACACTGGCGATTCTATTTCGACGCTTGGCAGCCTCGCGGCGTCTATGAACTTCCGCGTGAGCGGCAGGGAGATTTCATGACCCCGGAACAAATCAAAGCTGCCCTACGCGCGAAGGGCTACGTTGTTCAGTCTGAAGGAGGCGGCGGGTACGGCTCAGAGCCTGGCGATCCGTGGGTTGACGCGCCGACTACCTATTATTACTACGGCCCGCGCGGTCGTGTACCGGCGTCTGAAGTTGCTGCCGCGACGGGCATTCCCGAGGCGACGCTAACAACGGCCGAAAGCCAGCTTGTTGCTACGCCCGAAGAGTCGTCGTCGCTGTACCCCAGCCGAGGCGGCGGCGGGTTCTTCAGCATGTTGACCGACCTTGTGACCAGCCCTCAATTTATGATGGCTGCGTCGGTCGCTGCGCCCAGTATTCTCGCAACCAACGCTGCGGCCGCACCGGCGGCTGCTGCTGCGGCTGGCGCGTCAGGCGCTGCGGCGGCGCCGATAGTTGAGCCGGGCATGCTGTCTAGCGCGGTTGGTGGCGGGGCTCCTGCGGCGATTGCGGCTCCTGCTGCCACGGCGTTTCCGGTCACGACACCGCCGCTCGCGCCAATGTCAACGTACACTGCGGCGGAGCTTGCCGCGCTGGACGCAGGGCTGGGCGGCTTACCCGCCGCTACCAACGCACTGGCACCCGTCGTTGAGCCGGGCATGCTGTCCAGCACCGTAGGCACCAACGCACTGGCACCTGTCGTTGAGCCGGGCATGCTGTCCAGCACCGTAGGCGGCGCCAATACGCTGGCCCCTGCGGCGGCTGCGCCAGCCGCTGCAACGGCAGTCGGTGCCGCACCAGCTGCGGCTAACGTATTGACTGATGTAGTGTCGCCCGGCGAAGGAATTGACGCGTCGTTGGGGCAAGCCTATAACGAGCTGGGCGTAAGCGCCGGA